ATCAAGCCGTACCGGGCAAAGACGGTCAGAAACGGATCATCAAAAACGACCGGATCAGGGAGTATGAGAAATCCTTCTGCCTACAATGCAAGAAGTATCGAGGAAAGCGCATTTCCGGTCGTTTCAAGCTATTTATTCGTGTATGGCATGGGAATATTCGCTTCGATCTGGATAATGCCTTAAAAACGATCCTTGATTGCTTGCAAATGGTGGAGGCTATTACAAATGACAGCCTTTGTTTTGAGATTCATGCGGAGAAACGGATAGACCGACGGAATCCGAGAGTAGAGTTTGGTATGGAAGAGATAAACGAGCAAAAAAATATATTCAGCCAAAATAAAGCGAGCGAAAATCACTTTCATCTGTCAGATGAGCAAGAGTACCCAAAAGAGTAAATTATCATTTTCGCTCACCTTAAAATGAGCGAGAGCAACATTTAAAAGTTATGGAAGCAATTAAAGAATTAAAGAAAGAGTTTATTAAGAACAAAGAGCGATTTATCCAAATCGGATATAATCCCCAAACTGAAGTTTACTTATACAAGCGTATATTTCCAGGAGGAGCAATCGTTTATGAAGTGTTCAAACGCAAGATAAATAAACGGTTTAACTGTGTTAGCTATCCCGGTAACAACGCCTTTGGTTATTGGGCTTTGACATTCCCCAAATATGAGCAAGCGAGATATTATTTAGATAATGGGTTTATAAAACCCTCGTAAGTTTATTTTTAAAAGAATCATTTAAACAAATGCCCATTAAACGAGGAAAAGTATTATCAGATAGGTGTTTGTCTAATCGTTGCAAAAGAATTAGAGAACAAATATTTTATTAACCAATTTAATTTTTTAGGTCATGAAACAAGAAACATTTTTCGGAGTAAGAAAAGATAGTGAAAAACATCTTTATGTGAGAAGATGTGACAACAACGAAGTCCTTATCACTAAAACAGTAAACGGGGAATCCATAACAGAAGAGAACACCGTACACCTAAATGCGGAAGAAGCCCGTAAACTGGGGATTCAGTTGCTAAAATTAGGTAGTGAAGAACTGCCAAAATCTGGAATAGATCTTAAAACGGAATCTTTCGTAGACAAAATCACGGTATACAGAGGAATAAACCCGGACGAAACACCGGCCAATCTCGCAGTTATCACCATTGATGAAAGTGATGAAGCCAGACAAGTAAGGGAAGATAGCGGAGAGGAGCCCGGCTTTTCCATTGAAGGCGAAGAACTGGAAAAACTCATTTCCGCACTGGCAAAGATTGTATAACCGATACCGGGTAGGTCTGCTTCGGATGGTCTACCCGGTATAAATAAAAAATATGCTATGACAAGAGACGAATTATATATCAATAACACAAAAGCCGATCTTAACAAGACGGATATTACTTTGAGCTATAAGAGTAACCTGCTAACCGATATTAGTAAAATTATAAGTAATAGGAGTTATACGATCAGGTTGCCTAAAACAGCAAAGAATCTGGCTTTGATTGAGTGTTCACATCTTCCCAGCTCAATAAGCCGTTATCCTTACCTAAAGCATAAAGGAACATTATTGCGAAATGGTGTTGAGATGATTAAAAATGCCAATGTAGTACTACTAGAAACTGGCGAAACAATAGAGGTTGCTCTTACATGGGGAAACGTCACAAACTTTGCTGGCGTGGTAAACGATGGCAAGAAGCTAACGGATATTACGCACGGGACAGTGGAAGGCGTGGATTGGGTAGTATGGAGTAATAAGGGAAGCAATTCAGCGCAATTTCCACTTATCGACTACGGGTTTAACTCCGATGATCCGAACGTGTGGTATCATCCTGTAGTGACTGTGAAATGGATTTTAGACAAGATTCAGGAGCAAAGCGGAGTGACATTTAATTTCCCGTCTGACAAGCTTACTGTTATAAATAAAATGATTATTCCTCTTTTGACAAGGAATGATTCACAAGAGATATATGATGCCTACCCAATGACTTTAAAAGTAACAGGGTATGATTCATCAATAATCAAATTTGAAGCTGTAGGAGATAGTACCCAACAGTATGTTAGCACTAATGGGAGCCGGGATATTTACCCGAAATTTGATTCAACATTGAAACTGAAAGGAACAATAGAAGTTTCATACACTTACTCACAGGGGATTGATTATTTAAATACGCCTTTTCAAATCACAGTTTATAGCACACCGACCAAGCAGGAGGAAATAATAAACATATATAAGCCGGCTGCATATATAGAACCGCCATATATTCGGCTAGTTTATAGCTTTGATACTTCTGCTACAGTTTATAAAGATGGATATTTTATAATATCAAGTGGAAACGGAAAACAACCGATAAATAGTGTATCAGGGAGTTTATCAGTAACGATAACAGAAAGAGAAGAGGATGTTTTACTAGGTGAGAAATTTCCCCTAGTTCCCAATCTTCCAGACATCAAGCAAATAGACTTCATTAAAGCCGTTGCCTCAATGGTCGGTCTGTTTGCTTTACCGGATGGCGAAAACGGGATCAAGTTTATTCCCTTCGATAATCTGTCTGCAAACAAATCTAAAGCTGTAGACTGGACGAATCGTGTGATAATGGCTTATAATAGCGTAACGCCAAGAAACTTACAGTACACCCTTGATAACATTGCTCAAAACAACTGGTTCCGGTATAAAGAAGATGATAATGTCATGGGAAACTATGACGGAAATATCCAGGTTGATGATGCCACGATTGAGTACGAACGTGATGCCATCACTTTGCCTTTCTCCGCCTGCAGTACAAAAGGAGGCGTTGCTTATATTCCTCTTTATTCTTATAACGAGGAAGGAGAGTTGGAGTATAACAAAACAAATCCCCGGATATTATTGCTTGATGGCACGAAGGGAATATTCAAGGGGCTAGAATGGACTACCTTAATTGCAAATAACTATCAGACGTACAAAGGGCTAATCAATAATGCAAAGGTAGTGACCGAGTATATCCGTCTTAACAGTATCGAATTGCGGGACTTAGAGATGGATATACCGGTTTATTTGGCTCAATATGGTTGTTATCTGGCTATCATAGAGATAACGACCAAAGAAAACGATATATGCGAGTGTAAACTTTTAAAATTGTAATGTCATGGAAGAAAATGTAGAAGAAAAGATTCGGAGTATTACCGAACAGGCCAATCAAACTAGAAAAATGCTTTTAGAAGAGTATTTGGGACATTCTATCTCTATGGAGGAGGCTATAAATATGGAAATACCGGACGAAGCTCTGGATCATCTGGGAGATTTGTAATTTAATGATTTAATATAAAATGATTATGACAGAAAAAGATTTATTAAACAACAGAGAAGCCATGAAATTAGCTTTGGCTTTTGATAAGATGGCCAAAGAGTATAAAACTACTATTCAGAAAATAGTAGCAGAAGGCAAACGAGTTACGGAATTAATCCAAAACAACCGGATGGAGGCTGTATCAACATTATCAATGATCGAGAATCTGATAAATGAACATGAACCGGATTCCGAAAAACGTAAAAAAATGCTTTCACTCCTGGATAATCTGAATATCAAAGGAGATAGCAAAACTTTCCCAGCCCTTGTTATGGCTTTATTTTTTGCAAGTAACGGAGTATTAACCGAAAAATAGAAAAGAGTTATGAAAAATGAAAATACAGTAGAAAAAGTATTAGAGATAAAAGTCCGATATGATGATGCGATCCGGAACATTGCAAAATACCGGGCGGCTATTGACGATTTGAAGAAGGAAGAGGCAGAGTATAAAAAAGCCTTGAAGGACAAGAAAATATCACAAGAGGAGTATAATGCCAAGCTCGTAGAAACAGAAAAAAAGATGATGCACGCTAAAGACGTGGTTCAGACGCTTACTAAAGATGTTAGAAATAATATAAAGATTGAAAAGGAGCAAACAGGTAGTTTAAAGCAACTCCGAGCACAATTATCCAATCTTACATCAGAGTATGACAGCCTTTCGGAAGTAGAAAGAAAAGCAAGCAGAGGGCAGGAACTTAAAATCAAGATCAACGGTATAACAGATTCACTCAAAGAAGCGGAAGGAGAAACTCAACGTTTCTACCGAAGTGTCGGAAGCTACGAAGAAGCCATAAAAAACGCTCTGGGAATGAATAACTCTTTTGCTGATTCCCTGCTACGTATGGCAGACAATGCCAAAAGCGGTTCCGGTCTTTTCTCCAATCTAAAAACGGAAGCTTCCGCCTTCGGAAATACCCTAACTTCCCTTTTAAAGAATAAAGTATTTTTAGGCATCGCAGGGATAGCGGGTGCTGGTGTTGTCTTTAAATGGTGGTATGATTACAATAAAGGTTTGGTTGAAGCTACAAAGTTAACAAGGCAATTCACTGATAAATCAGGGGATGATTTGAAGGCTTATCGAAGTGAAGTGCAAGCTCTGGCAGACTATTACGGGAAAGACTTTAAAGAAGTGCTTATTTCCGCTAATACGGTATCAAAACAATTTGGTATCACTTCCGAGAAGGCTTTGCAAATAATAAAAGACGGATTTATAGCCGGAGCAGATGCGAATGGCGAATTTCTGGATAGCCTGAAAGAATACCCGGCATATTTCAAAGAGGCTGGAATATCTGCCGATCAGTTTGTAGCCATCATCGCAGAGACCAACAAGCAGGGGATATTCTCCGATAAGGGTATAGATACGATTAAAGAAGCAAATATACGGCTCCGAGAAATGACAGATTCCACTGCCGCAGCATTAGAGGGGATCGGGCTAAATTCGAAGAAAATACAAAAGGAGTTACAAAGCGGGTCTATTACTACTTTTGAGGTTATGCAACTTGTTTCTGATAAATTGAATGAGCTTCCGGAAAGTTCCGCTGCTGTTGGTACTGCCATTGCTGATATATTTGGCGGCCCGGGAGAAGATGCAGGTTTGAAGTATATCCGGACACTGAAAGATATTTCTACCAATTTGGATGAAGTGAAAGCTAAGGCCGGAGAGTTAGGACGTGTCGAAGAAGATTTAATTAATTCTCAAACCGAAT